TAATAAAATTATTGATCAATTAGAATCAATGACACCTCAACATAAAGTTGAGTTTGTCGAAAGACTTTGCGAAAGAAATGAAAGTCTTGCCTTCACAATCTGTAACTCCATCGAAGTAACAATGATGGACAAGTTTTACTTAAACAATGAAAAGAAAGTACAGGAGGCAATATGTCAAAAAAGTCTAACGTAATAAATTTTAAAAAAGCAGCCGCTAAAAAATTTAATAAAGAAAATGAAATAGTCTTTACCATAGAAGGTGATGAGTATCAGCTCGGTGAAATGGTTCATCAGGCTCATAATGATAATGGTATGGAGTTTGTTTTTAAATTGGAAGAATATGATGATGACGAACCAGATGGAACTATCCACTGAAGTGGATTTATTAAAAAAGCAGTTAGCAGAAGAAACTAAAGAAAAGTACGCTCTTTATAAACGTATCAAAGAGCTTAATGAGGAGATTAGTTTCTTAAAGAATAAGAGTCCAGAATTATCAAGTAATTCTGGTCCAAACGAGATACAAAGGTACAGAACATGACCTTTGCAGAGATACAGGAATTAGCACCACTATTCTTTCAACTCCTCTTCTTCGCAGTAGCTGGTGCTATTCTTGTTGGAACGGTTGTCGCGATAGTAGGATTTATGCTTAGATTCTCTATTGCGATAATTATTTCAATTATTTTGATTTTTTTCCTTTACAATCACGATAAAATATGGTAGAATATAACTATAATAAAAAAAGGATTATATTATGACAATGCACTTAATGCCAGTATATTACAACAATAACAACAGTAAAAAGCGTAAAACCTTTCGTAAAGCCGGTTGGCAAAAAGGTCAAGCTGAGCATGATGCATGGCTTATGAAGCGTGGCGTACATCCATCACAACTTAAAAACAAAATAAAGAATTCAGGTATCAAGGCTCCTAATTACAAGGAGCATTCACGTTCTCTACCAACAAGTGACTATACAGGTCCTATTGTTGGTAAGTCCAAATCAAATACGTACACAGGTTCTTTTATTACAGGTATCGCAACCATGCACAAGTCAAACATGGTTCCTGTAAATAAGAACACAAAGGGTGCTGATTATGCGACAATGCGTAGAAACTAATTAACATGTTATGTTTATTTTTTAAAAAAATTGAAAAAAACAGTGTACATTTACTAAAAAGTATGGTAGAATATAAGTATATAATAAAAAAGGGAGTTGATTTTATGTATTATACTATTTTAACAGCAATCGATAACTACGGCGGTAAGTCATTTTTTAACGGCTCAGCAAAAACTGAGTCAAAGTCTGTAGACCGTGCTATCGAGCAATTTGCTATTCACAAGTTAGATGATGATGATTCAATTCATTCAATCCGCACTTGGAATAATATCAAGGATGTATCATTAAAAGCGGTACGTACGTAATGAAAAATCCTATCGCAAAATATTTAATGTGTGCTTATGCATATTATGAATTAGATAAGCCACTAATAGAAGATTTTGAATTTGATGCATTAGCAAAAGAAATCTTAGATAACTGGGATAACATTGAGCATATGCACAAATATTTATTAACAAAAGATATGTTAGAAGCTGGTACTTACTTAGGTGAGTACCCTAACATGGTCAAAGGCGCAGTCGGTAATTATATGAGGGAGAATAATTTATGAGTTTGACAGCATTAAAAGGTAAAAAAATTAAAAAGAAACTTAGAGTAAGAACTCGCACAGGTTTGGCTGGTGTGCCAACCAATAAAGGTTTTGATTTCTTAAAAAACTATTTTCATATGGAAGTTGATAGAAAAGATTGTATCAGTCAAGTTAAAACATGGGTCAAGAAAAATCATGGTCCATACGCAAAATATATTTTATCACATCCAGAATATAAGTTTGCAATGACACATGATGCAGCCACTGCTTTTTGGTACAATAACGATATTCATAAAGAATATGGTGAAGGCCTTGATAATAAAAAAGCATGTGAATTTTTGGAACACTTGATGGATAAGACAATACTTATGATTGAGTCAGGTAAAGAACTCTATAATAATAGAAAAAAAGAAACAAAGGTTGTATCGATATCACCTACTGTAAAGTTATTAAGAAAGATTAATAATACTATAATGCAAGACTTATTATTCTTAGAAGATGCTTGGATGAATGGTAAAGAAGCTGTAATTAATTTATATGATAGATACAAGTTTCATGGATTAACGGGTGCTGCGGTAGGTCCTGTTAAAATTACGGTTGAGGGCTGGTTGTTAGATTATGAAGATGCATATTATAAAAGATGCGATCAAGCTGTTGAAGGTTACTCCCACCTCAGTAAATCAGAGCTCAACCGTAGAATTAAAGTTTGTAAAGAAATGCTTTCTGATTTAGATAAAATAAAGTCTGCAAGTAAAGCATCTCGTAACGTTAAAGTTAAAGGTTCAGTAGCAATTGATAAACAAGTATCTAAAGTTCAGTATAAGAATGAAGATACTAATTTTAAAATTAAATCAATTAATCCTATACAAGTACCAAACAAATTAAGATTGTATACTTTTAATTGTAAGTACAAAGTTGTTACTGAATACGTAACCAGTAGTCCAAATGGATTTATGATATCAGGTTCAACAATAAAGAACTTCGATAAAGAAATAAGTAGGTCAGTTACATTACGTAAGCCTGACGATTACTTACCAATGTTCTTATCAAAGACACCAAAACAAATTGATGAGGCATGGAAAGGTATAACTACTAAAACATTTGTACCTAATGGTCGTATCAATAAAGATACAATATTATTAAGAGTGTTAGATAAATGAGTAAGATTGAAGAACAATTTCTAACAAGAGCCAAATTCACCAAGCTTATCGAAAGTACGGTTGCAGAAAAGAAAATGCCATATATGGATGCTATTTTGCAATTATGTGATAAGAACGATATTGATATTGAAGATATTAAAAAGTTTATATCACCAATAATTAAAGATAAGCTTGAAGCAGAAGCGATGAATTTAAATTATTTACCGAAAAAAAATTCTCTCGATGATGCTTTATTTGAATAACCCGTATATATATTATAGGTACCTTGTAAGCTAGTGAATGGTTGCCGGGGTACTAATATATACAAACATACTACAGTTAATATTTCAGTTAATAAGGAGACAATACTATGTCATTTGAAACATTAAAACGCAATCGCGGAAGTAACATCAATAAAATCATTCAAGCAGCAGAGGCTACATCAAGTGGTGAACAAAAATCCTACGTCGATGAAAGGATTTGGAAACCTACAGTTGATAAAGCTGGTAACGGTTATGCTGTCATTAGATTCTTACCAGGTAAAGATGGCGAGATTCCTTTTGTCAGATATTGGGATCATGGCTTCAAAGGTCCAACCGGCTTATGGTATATTGAAAACTCTCTAACGTCTATTGGTCAACCTGATCCAGTTGGTGAGTTAAACTCTAGGCTTTGGAATTCAGGTATCGAATCTGATAAAGAAAAAGCAAGAAGCCAAAAAAGAAGGTTACATTATGTAACTAACATTATGGTTGTAAGTGATCCTTCAGCACCTCAAAATGAAGGTAAAGTATTCTTATATAAGTTCGGTAAAAAAATCTTCGATAAGATTTACGATCTTATGAATCCATCATTTGCAGATGAGCAACCTATCGATCCATTTGATTTTTGGGAAGGCGCAAATTTTAAACTTAAGATAAGAAACGTAGAAGGTTATAGAAACTACGATAAGTCTGAGTTTGCTGCGGCTACTGCATTTCAAGATGGCGATGAGGCTAAGTTAGAAAGTGTTTATAATCAATTACATGATCTAACTGAGTTCACTAATCCAAAGAACTATAAGACATATGACGAGCTTAAAGCAAAGTTAATGAGAGTTCTTGGTGAAGAAATGAACGTAGGTGCTTATACAGTCAAAGAAGAAAATAAGATTAATGAGCCAGTTGAATCTGTCGCTCCAGTAACTGCAGAGGAAGTTGATACTTCTGAAGAAGATACTATGTCTTATTTTGCAAAGCTTGCTAAGGAAGACGCTTAAATATAGACTAAAAACTGGTCTTGCATATCAGTGATATTTCCTTGACCAATAACCGTACCAGTGTTATTATTAATATTGGTACGGCTACTATTATCAATATTGTTGATATTAGTTCCACCAACTATCGCATCTGGTTTACCACCTCCTGATATATTAGATTTCATAGTAACTGCACCAGTCGAACTTGGTTTAGTAAATGTTTGTGTAGGTCCACCTCTACCCATTCTCATTGAATCACTGCCTGCAGGTTTTACTGCTTCTGCTTCTGACCCACCTAATAAGAATGATGCAAGCTTATTACCTAAGTAATCGCCTGCAAAATAACCACCCATAGTTCCAATTAGCGCACCAAGTGCTGCACCTGGTGGTCCACCTATCAATCCTATTGCGCCTCCAATTTTTAACCCTAAACCACTACCTAACAATCCACCAAATATACCACCTAGTCTTTTTACCTTTTCTTTCATAGGCATATCTGA